CCGAAGGGGACAGCGACCGAGCCGCCTGCGTCTTCACCGACCCGCCCTACGGCGTCAGCTACGAGGCCGACGACGGACGATCGATCCAGAACGATGAGCTGCGCGGCCAGGCCCTCACCGGGCTCGTTCAGGACGCCTTCGCCGCGGTGCTCCAGCGCTGCAGGCAGGACGCAGCCTGGTACGTCTGGCACGCGAGCGCGGCCAGGCGCGACTTCCAGAAGGCGCTCGCGGCCGTGGGCCTCGAAGAGCGCCAGGAGATCATCTGGGTGAAGCCCAGTCCCGTGCTCGGGCGAGCGGACTACCAATGGGCCCACGAGCCGTGCTTCTACGCCGCCCTCCACGGCGAACGCCCGGCCTGGCACGCGGGACGCGACCAGCAGACCGCCTGGCGAGTGGGCACCACGGAGGTCGATGGGGACCGATCGATCGCCCTCGGGCGGGGCATGACCCTGATTGACCAGCGCGGCAACCGAGTGCGCATCGCACCGGCCAAGGCCGCACAGAACCGCGAGCGCAGGATCCTGGTCGAGGACGGGACTGACGTCCTGGTCGCCGCGGACGTCCCGCAGGGCACGGTGTGGGCCGTGTCCAGGGAGCACATGCCAGAGCACCCCACCGCCAAGCCCGTGGAGCTGGCCGTGATCGCCCTCCGGAACTCCACGATCGCCGGCCAGGTCGTCCTGGACCCCTTCCTGGGGGGCGGATGCCTCCTGCTGGCTGCCGAGCGCCTCGGCCGGCTCTGCCGGGCCACCGAGCTAGACGGGCGATGGGCCGATGTGGCCGTCCGGCGCTGGGAGGCCGAGACGGGCAGGCGGGCCACGCTGGCCTCACCCATGGGACCCACCATCGACCTGGTGGCTGCGTCGCGCGCCAGTTTGGGCTAGGCTGCGCGCCGTGCCGGAACCCGACGCCGAAGCCGAGCCCACGCCCGACCCGCAAGGGCAGGCCCTACAGCCGCCGCCCGAGCCGATCGCTCCTGAACTCCCCCTAGAGTCACGAGGAGGCACGGCGCGGCAGTTCCCGCCGGGCGATCCAGCCTGGAAGGATCGCTTCCTGGAGCTGCTGGCCGAAGGCTTCTCGGTGCAGGGGGCCGCGCAGGTCGTGGGCCGATCGAGCCGCTGGTGCTACCAGGCGAAGGAGCGCGACCCCGAGTTCTCGATCGAGTGGGACAAGGCCAAGACGCGGCGCGTCGACACCCTGAGCGAGAGCGCGTGGCGCCGAGCGATCCACGGCTGGGACGAGCCCGTCTTCTACCGCGGCGTGAAGTGCGGCACGCGGCGCGTCTACTCGACCGCCCTCACGCTGACGTTCCTGCGCGCACACATCCCCGACCCGTACCGGAAGGCGGACATGTTCGCCCCGGGCACGGCGAGCGTCGAAGAGATGGCGACGAAGATTCGCAACGCGGTCGCGGATATCGACGCCGCGCTCGGCGATCCGGGCACAGCACTGACGCCCTGACGGCTATCCACGGAGCCGCCGCCGATGGACACGCGTTCATGATCAAGGCCCCGAATCCGTCCATTTTCCGAACACCGTGTTTGAACACCGCGCGCGCGCCCGCGCGACTCTCGTGCAGCCCATATAGAAAGGCGATTCGGTGAGCGAGCTGCTCACGCCGCGGTGGACACCGCTCGAACCGCACGCCGAGCAGGTGCGCATGTGGAAGTCGCCGGCGCTCTTCAAGGTCGGCGCCGCGGGCCGGCGCTCGGGGAAGAGCGAGCGCGCCAAGCGCTGGCTGATCCGCTGCGCGCTGGCCGAACGCGAGCTGGCCGATGCGCGCTTCCTGTACGCCGCCCCGACGAACGATCAGGCGAAGCGCATCGCGTGGCGCGACCTCAAGGCGCTGATCCCGCGCTGGGCGATGGTCGCACGCCCCAACGAGAGCGACCTGTCCGTGCTGCTGGTGAACGGGGCCACGGTCGGCGTCGTCGGCATGGACAGGCCCGAACGCGTCGAGGGCCCGCCGCTCGATGGGATCGTGCTCGACGAGTACGCGAACATGCGCGAGGACGCCTGGGGCGCGCACGTGCGGCCAGCGCTGGAGACGCGAGGACGCCGGCCGGGCTGGGCGTGGTTCATCGGCGTGCCGGAAGGGCGCAACCACTTCTGGCGCCTGCACCAGGAGGCGTCGCGCACGCCGGGCTGGGACGCGTTCTGGTGGCCGTCGTCGGACATCCTCTCGCCGGAGGCGATCGCCGCGGCGAAGCGCGACCTCGACGAGCTGACCTTCGCGCAGGAGTACGAGGCGAGCTTCGTCAACTTCAGCGGGCGCGCGTACTACCCGTTCGAGCGAGCCGTGCACGCGCGCGAGGAGCTGCGCTACGACCCCAGGCTCCCGCTCATCTTCTGCTTCGACTTCAACGTCGAGCCCGGCGTGGCCGTGGTCTGCCAGGACCAGCTGTTCCGCAAGGCGCCCGGGGAGCGCGCGGACAGGCCGGAGGTCAGCGACCTGATCACGGCCGTCATCGGCGAGGTGTGGATCCCGAAGAACTCGAACACCCAGCGCGTCTGCCGCAAGCTGATCGCGGACTGGGGCAAGCACACGCTGGACGTCCGCTGCTACGGGGACGCGACGGGCGGTGCACGGGGATCGGCGCGCGTCATGGGCTCGGACTGGGACCTGATCCGCTCCGAGCTGCGGCCAACGTTCGGGGCCAGGCTCAAGATCCGCGTGGGCGACTCCAACCCGATGGAGCGGCCCAGGGTCAACGCGGTCAACAGCCGCCTCAAGTCGGTCGACGGCCTGATCCATACCCTCGTCTGCCCGACCAAGGCGGCGCATGTGGCCGACGACCTGGAGGGCACGATCCTGCTGGAGGGCGGCTCCGGGGAGCTGGACAAGGACGCCGACCCGCTCCGGACGCACATGTCCGACGCCCTGGGCTACTTCCTGATCGCGGTCTACCCGACCGCGGGCCATTCGACCTCGATCCAGAGCTAGGCCGAGCTGGGGGCTAGACAGGCTCTCGGGGGGAGCGTAGGAGAAGAGCCGTCGCGAGGTGCGGCGGGACGCCCTCCCCGCGAGAGCTTGACTCTCGCATGACCTACGGGCCGACGTCTTCACCCACCGCATCCCCGCTCGCGTTCGACGCGAACGGCGCACCGCTGCTCTTCTGGGACAACGGCCTGCCGGTCGGGAACCTGCCGCGCGTCCCGAAGATCCTGATCGACGTCGAGACGCAGGAGGGCGCGACCGCGAGCGTCCTGCTCCCGAGCGCGGTGCGGCGCGTCCTGGTGCGCGACTCGGGCCGCGAGCAGGTCGAGGAGCACCACGGCGTCATGACCGGCCTAGACCTCGGGGCCAACCTCGGCGTCTACATGTCGACCGAGGCGCGCAGCGACGGCCTGGTCGCCTGCGAGGTCGTCGTCCACAACGGGATCGTCGACGTCGCGGCGATCAAGCCCTGGGCCGGCTGCCTGCGCTTCCGGAAGATCCGCATCCGCGTCGTCACCCCGGGCTGGGAGACGACCGTCATCGACACCGGCGCACCGGGCGACTGCTACTTCGGGATCCGCGTCGCGTTCACGCGTCGCTTCGTCTGCTACCCGACCGGGAACGCAGCCGCGCGCGACGCCGCGAACCGCCTGGCCGCCTACGCCGACCTCGCGCTGCCCGATCCGTTCCCGTGCTCGGGCCCCGGCGGGCACGTGATCCCGCGCCTGCTTCCATCGCGCGCCGAGCCGCTCTGGAACAACGTGCCGGCCAACGGCCCGTTCGTGCCCGACACGCTGACGACGAACGGCTACGAGAGCGGCGGCGCGGGCATCAACCCGATCGGCGGGTTCGAGGGTTCGGAGAACGCCGCGCGCAGCTACGGCGGGGACCTCACGCGGATCATGTCGCGCCACGGATGCGCGCTCGCCCACAAGCGGACGGGCGAGCCGGTCTGGCCGGAGGACTGGTCGCACGTGGGGACCTACGGCCTCTTCGACAACCGCTACTCGGTCGACCCGTGGAACTGGGCCGGCATGGCGGGGACGATCGTCGGCGCGTTCGGCTGGGATCGCACCGGGCACTACACGCTGCCCTTCGCGCGCGAGGTGAACCCCGGTCCGTGCGCGGCGAAGGCGCTGGCCCTGAGCTACCAGCCGCACAACGGCGAGCACCTGCAGCGCGTCACCGGCCGCGCCGACCCGGCCTGGCGCCAGCTGCGCTCCTGGGCCGCGCGCTGGTTGCTGCGCATGAATTCCGCGGACGTCCTGAACTCCTGGCCGCTCCACGGCAAGCTCGGGCAAATGCTCGCGGGCGCCCGGAACGCACCGGGCAAGGCGAACACGGACTACCTGCGCTTCCAGGCATGGCTCGGCGAGGCCGTGGCCGCCGCGCTGGCGATCTGCTCTCCGGGCCCCGAGCGCGCGCGCTTCCTCGCCTGGCGTGAGGCGTACCTGGAGTACGTCTCGCTGATCATGCTGCCGAACGGCTTCGGGCACACAGGCAGCGGCTACTGGGACGCGGCGCAAGGCAAGTACTCGGGCTCGGACAACGGCGTGCCGTGGCAAGAGGGCCTGCCGATCGAGTACGGCGCCTGCGCGGTCTTCCAGCTCTCGTTCCACGTGACGATGGTCCACGACCTCTGGGTCAACGGCCCGCCGCCCGCCGCGGTCCCGATCGCGCGCTACCACTGGATGCTCTCCGAGGGCGAGCGCCAGATTCGGTTCAAGATGCCGCTGGTCGGCGGATCGCCGCGCACCTACGTCGGCGTCACGCGCCTGGGCATCCCCGAGGACCCGCTCTCGGCCGGCTCGACGACGCTCACGTACACCGGGCACGCGAACCACGACCATCACGCGCTCGCGCTGGCCGCGAAGGTCACCGGCGACCTCGCGCTGAAGCACGGCATCTTCGGCATGGGCGCCCCCTACGCGAGTCCGGCCGCGCAACTCGCTGCGATGCGGGCCGCTCCGCAGGCGTGGAACGCGCTGCCGATCGCAACCGGAGGCGCGCTCTAGCCGTGACATTCCCCGGCTTTTATTCCCCGTTCTGGTCGAGCCGCTCGGACTCGACCGCATGGTCTGGAGGCATCGGCTGATGGGCGATCCGATCATGGACCTGGCCGATCAATTCGCCGATCACGAGCGCAAGGACGAGGAGCGCTTCGGGACGGTCGCCAAGAAGGTCGACGACGTCTCCAACGTCGTGCGCGCCGAGGTCGGCAAGGTCGTGGAGGCGATCACCGGGAACACGCTGGTCGGCGGCCTGCGCGAGCGCGTCGCGAAGCTCGAAGACGCAGAGCGTGACCGCAAGTGGGCGCTGCGCCTGCTCTGGAGCGCCGTGCTCGCCGAGGCCGTCGCGCTCGTCTTCAAGGTCTTCACGATCAAGGGGGCGATGACTCCATGATCCGTCGCTGGCTCCCGCTGCTGCTCGCCGTCGTCGTCCTCGCGGTCGCCGCGATCTGGCGCACGCGCCTCGACGTCGAGCAC